CGCTCTTACATGGTTGGCGAGCGTGGCCCTGAGCTGTTCACGCCTGGACGTACCGGCAGCATTGCGCCATCAGGAAGTTTCGGTGGGGCTAACGTAACCGTAAACGTGGATGCCTCTGGTTCGTCTGTTGAAGGCAATGCTGATCAGGCCTCGCAACTTGGCAAGGTCATTGGTGTTGCTGTCCAGCAGGAATTGATCAAGCAAAAACGTCCTGGCGGTCTCCTCGCAAGCTGATGGCAACTTTTCCGTCAATCACGCCGACTTACGGCGTTCAAAAAAACAGCGCACCGACTGTACGGAAAGTGCAGTTCGGTGATGGCTACGAAGCCAGGCTGACGTATGGCCTGTCGCAAAATCCCAAGGTGTTCAACCTAACGTTTGAGGTGTCAGAGACTGATGCTGATACGATCGAAACGTTTTTAGATGCGCGTGCAGCTGACAACGCAAACTTTGATTTCACTCCACCTGGAGAGGGAAGTGCTCTTAAATTTGTTTGTGAGGAGTGGAGCAAGTCGATTCCATACTTGAATCGCGCCACAATTCAGGCAACGTTCCGCCAAGTCTTTGAACCGTAATGGCAGTTGCAGCTTGGGCCGCTAGTACCGCGTTTTCTGTCGGTGACATCCGACGTGCCACAACTGAGCAGGCGTCTGGCCTGTTCTTCCGTTGTACGACGGCTGGAACATCAGCGGCATCTGAACCCAGCTGGCCAACAGATATTGGCAGCACGATCACCGATAACACTTGTGTTTGGACGGCGATTGCCTCTGCGTATGAGGAGCTGGCCAAGCTCAACCCCAGCGCAATTATTGAGCTGTTTGAGGTTCACTTAGACAACACGCTGCACGGCAGTACGGATGTTTACCGTTTTCACGCTGGTGCAAATGCTGACATAGATGGCAACGTTGTTTTCAATGGCAACACCTACACCCGGATTCCAGTTAAGGCAGACGGGTTTGAAATGACCAACACGGGAACACTGCCACGCCCTACCTTGGCAATCAGCAATCTGGATGGCACTATGACTACGCTGCTTTTGCTAGTCAACGCCACAACTGCTGGAAATGATCTAGGCGGTGCAGAGGTTCGCCGGATCCGCACATTAAAGAAGTTTCTAGACGGTGAATCAACGGCTGATCCCAACGCCAAGTTTCCTGATGAGCGTTGGTTTATTGATCGGAAGTCCAAAGAGTCACGAGACAGCGTAACGTTTGAGTTAGCGAGCAAGTTTGATCTTGCTGGTCAAAAGCTGCCCAAGCGTCAGATCGTGGCCAACGTCTGTCAATGGGTGTATCGCAGCAGCGAATGCAGCTATACGGGCACTGACTATTACGATGTGGACGGCAATGAAGTCGACACGGAAGCAGAAGATGTCTGCGGTAAGCGAGTTGCTAGCTGCAAACTGCGGTTTGGCAACACCGCTGAGTTGCCGTTTGGATCGTTTCCTGGAGCTGGGTTGACTAAATGATGAAGTTAACAGCAACAATGCAGGCTGAGATTCTTCAGCACGCAAAAGATGAGTTCCCGCGTGAAAGCTGTGGTCTAGTTGCTGTAGTCAAAGGGCGTCGGCGTTACTTTCCATGCCGCAACATTGCTGAAACCCCTGACGCCCATTTCATTCTTGACGGCTGGAATGAAGTAGAAGACAAGGGTGAGGTGGTTGCTGTTGTCCACAGTCACCCCAAAACCAATCCCGCTCCATCACCGGCTGATCGTGTTGCGTGCGAAAAGTCCGGTCTGCCGTGGTTCATCGTCAACCCAAACACTGAAGGCTGGGGCTACTGCGAGCCTGAGGGCTTTGAGCTTCCGTATGTGGGACGTGAGTTTGTGTTCGGTGTGGTGGACTGCTATAGCCTTTGCCGCGACTGGTACGCAAGGGAATGGGGCTTACAGCTCAAGGACTATGACCGACAGGACAAGTTTTGGGAGCGAGGTGAAAACCTGTATTTAGACAACTTTGCTTCTGAGGGCTTCCGCAAAATTCCAGTTGAGGAGTTGCAGCCTGGGGATGCCTTGTTGATGCAGCTGGTTTCGCCATTGCCAAACCATGCTGCGATCTACTTGGGAGACTCCCAGATCTTGCATCATGTGCAGGGAAGGCTGTCGAGCAGGGATGTTTACACCCTCGGCAGCAGTTACTATGGCAAGAGCACTGCTTGCGCCTTGAGACATGAAAGTCGTTAAGGTCTACGGCGCACTTCGTAAGAAATTAGGTCAATGCCGGTTCGAGCTTGAGGCTGCAACACCGGCTCAGGCAATTAAAGCCTTATGTGTAAATTTCCCTGGTCTTGAAAAGTGGCTAATTGATAGCGAAAAAGATGGCGTTGGTTATCGGGTAACGGTCAGCAAAGAAAAAGCAACCGAGCAAGATTTAAGCCCGTTGTTAATGCCTTGGAGCGAAAAAGATGTTTTTAGCATTACACCTGTGATTGCGGGTGCAGGCCGTGGCCTTGGTACGATTTTGGCAGGAGTTGCGTTGATTGGTATAGCTATTGCAGCTCCGGGTGTGGGATTTATCGCGGCGAAAGGTGGGTTCGCGGTAGTCCCTGGGGCAACTGGTCTTGCGGCAGGTCTTGCGGCTGCTGCTGGAAATATCGGCGTCGGTTTGGTGTTTTTAGGAATTAGTCAGTCAATTTCTCCTCAGCCGCAACCAACACAGCTCGATGAGTCAGTCCAGCTCGAATCGTTTACATTTTCAAATGTCGTTAATACGTCAAAGCAGGGCTTGCCGGTGCCGATAGCGTATGGGCGGGTATTTGTTGGCTCAGCAATTATTTCAAGCGGTCTTGATGTTGATGAGGTAGTGGCATGACGCAAACTAAATACATCGCTGGTGCTGGCGGCGGCGGCGGCGGCAAAGGCGGCGGCGGTTCGCATACGCCAACAGAGGCTGACGACACTCTTCAGTCAGTACAGTTCGCCACTGTTCTTGATCTGATTAGCGAGGGCGAGATTCAAGGATTAGAAGACGGCAACAAGAGTATTTTCTTGGAAGACACGCCAGTACAGAACGCTGACGGCTCAGATAATTTCAGCGACTTTACGATTGTTACGCGCATTGGGACGCAAACTCAAACCCACATTCCTGGCGATTTCGGGTCAACGCAATCCGAGCAGGCAGTCAATTCTGAAGTTACTAACAGCAGCCCTGTCACTCGATCGATTACAGACACTGACGTTGATCGTGTTCGTGTGACTCTGACGATCCCATCGCTTCGCATTGTTGAGGATGACGGTGACATCACCGGCCACACTGTCAGCATCAAGATTCAAGTGCAGTACAACGGCGGTGGTTTTAACGACGTAATTTCAGACACGATCAGCGGCAAGAGCAGCGCAAAGTATCAGCGTGATTACATGATCACGCTTAGCGGTGCTTTCCCTGTTGACATTCGCATGGTGCGCGTCAGTGCAGACGAAACCAGCACACGCCGCGCTAGTTCAACATTCTTTCAGGCCTACACCGAGATTATTGATGAAAAGTTCCGTTATCCAAACTCTGCGCTTGTTGGCCTGCGGTTTGATTCTCGTCAATTTGGTAGTATCCCGTCTCGTAAATATCTAATACGAGGCATTAAGATCGGTGTGCCGACTAATGCAAAAATAGATACAAGTGCAACAACAAGGCTTGTTGTATCAACTGGCGCTACTGAAAACATTTCAAATGGAATACCCGGAAGAATCACATATAGCGGGGTTTGGAACGGTCAGCTCAGTACTGATTCAGGAGCACCAGGCGGTCCAGTTTGGACTAATGATCCAGCTTGGTGCCTTTATGACCTGTTGACCAACACACGATATGGGGCAGGCGTTCCAGAAGACACGCTCGACCGCTACGACTTTTTTGCCATTAGTCAGTATTGCAACACGCTTGTCGATGACGGCAAGGGCGGCCAAGAGCCTAGGTTCAGCCTCAATCTTTTGATCAACAACCGCGATGAGGTCTACAACGTCATTCAGCAGCTGACTGCTGTATTCCGGGGTATTGCGTATTATGGCTCTGGGTCGTTGGTGCTTCTGCAGGATAAGCCAACTGATGCACAGTATTTGCTTGGTCCGTCCAATGTAGTAGAAGGGACATTCTCTTATTCAGGTTCTGCGCAAAAATCACGCCACACCGTTGCTGTTGTGGCTTGGCAGTCTTACGACACTCGCGGAGATATTGAATATGAATACGTCGAAAATCATGCCGCTGTTGCTAAGTACGGGATCATTAAAAAGGACATCAAGGCTATTGGTTGTTACAGCCAAGGGCAGGCCCATCGTCTTGGCAAGTGGACGTTGTTGTCCGAGCAGAACCTGACAGAGACTTGTGAGTTTGCGGTTGCAATCGATAGCGGCATTATTCTCCGCCCTGGGATGGTTGTTGATATTGCCGACCCAATGCGCGGTGGAACACGCAGAAGTGGGCGTGTCAGCTCAGCAACAACAACAGTCGTAACGATCGATAGTGATACAAATTTGTCAGTGAACCTTTCCAATAGCCCCACGCTTTCAGTTTTGCTGCCTACAGGTTTAGTTGAAACTAGACCTATTTCTAGTATTTCTGGAGCGGAAATTACCATTGATGACACCACAAGTGATGGCGCTTTCAGCGAGGCACCAAATGCAGCAGCTGTTTATCTAATTCAAACCTCAGATATTGAGTCTCAAAAGTTTCGTGTCTTATCAGTAGCGGAGACGGGCGATGGAGTTTATGGCGTCAGTGCGATTCAATACAACGAGTCAATTTACAATGCCATCGAAGAAAATGTTTCGTTGACGACGCGAGACATCACCAATCTTTCTGGCACGCCTGAAGCTCCAGAAGCTCTGGCAGGCACTGAGTTCTTATATCAAGAGGGTCAAACGGTTCACACAGGCTTTGATTTGAGCTGGAGTCACAATCGAATAAATGTAAATGATTTTCTCGTCCAGTACAAAATTGATGATGACAATTTCACGGCAGTGGCTAGCACTGCTCCATCAATCACGCTCCGGGCATTACGCGCTGGGACGCTGAAGGTTGAAGTTCTTGCACGGAACTACTTAGGCAAACAAAGCACTATTGCAAAGGCAACTTTTACGCTTGCTGGAAAGACAGCAGTGCCTGCTGATGTGCAGAATCTGTCGATCGAACCAATCAGTGCTAACAGTGCTCGCCTGCGCTGGGATCAAACTGTCGACCTAGACGTGAAGGTTAACGGCCTTGTTCACATTAAGCACAGCAACCTAACTGACGGGACGGCGACTTGGCCTAACTCTGTTGATCTGATCCCTGCTGTTGCGGGTAACTCAACTGAAGCCGTCGTCCCGCTAGTTGCTGGCGAGATATTTGCCAAGTTTGAGGACGACCTAGGCAACAAGAGTACGAACGCAACCAGCGTCATCATGCAGTTCCCAGACACTCTGGGACGCCTTGCGATTGAAACTCGTAGAGAGGATTTGGACAGTCCACCGTTCCAAGGGACCAAGACCGATTGCTTCTATGACGAGGGCTTAGACGGGCTGATCATTGACGGGGACGAAGAGTTAGATGATCAAACGGATTTTGACGAGATCAGCTCTCTTGACACGCTTGGTGACATTCTTTCTTCTGCTGAATATCAGTTTGTAAATGCTCTTGATCTTGGCGCACGGTTTTCGCTGGATCTGCAGCGCCGATTTGTTACGCGGGCATTCTTCCCTAACGACCTGATTGATTCGCGCACGGCAAACGTGGACGATTGGAACGATTTCGATGGCACAGACGCTGATGCAGTCAATGCCAAGCTGTACTTCAGAAGCACCAACGATGATCCGTCAGGCTCACCGACTTACGGCGCATGGCGGGAGTTCATTTCTGGAACATTTGAGGCCAGGGCGTTCCAGTTCAAGGCAGAATTAAACAGCTCCGACACGGGTCAGAACATTTTGGTTGATGAGCTGGGTTACGAGGCAACGTTCCAGCGGCGTCAAGAAAACAGCAACGGCACTATCGCTTCAGGCACCAGCACCAAGAGCGTGACCTTCGACAAGGCGTTCTTCACAGGCACAGCATCGCTTGGTGGAACGAACGCTTATCTGCCCAGTGTTGCGGTAACGGTTCAGAACCTCGGCAACGGTGAGCGGCTAAACGTCAGCAATGTCAGCGCCACTGGCTTTGATGTGGACATCCTGAACAGCAGTGATGCCAACGTGGATCGCAACTTCATTTACCAAGCTGTGGGCTACGGCAAAGCGGTTTAACATAAAAGCATTGTTGTCCAAAGCGGGCTGAGGCATGGCTACTCACGATTATGTGATTGCAAACGGCACAGGCCAGGCTGTGCGTCAAGATCTCAATAACGCCCTAGCGGCAATCGTCAGCCAGAACAGCTCTTCATCTGAGCCTGGGACGACCTACGCATATCAAATCTGGGTTGACACCAACACCAACACCATCAAGCTCAGGAATAGCTCAAACGATGGTTGGCTTGACGTTGGGACCACGGCGGGTGGGGCCCGGTCGGTCACCGATGCAGTCATTAACTCCGTCATTGTTGGCAATGGAGCGGGTGACGTTGCAACGAACACCGTTGTCGGCAAAGGCGCATTAGATGCAAATACTTCTGGCGCACGCAATACGGCTGTTGGTGATGATTCTTTAACCGCTAATACCACTGGTGATGATAATGTTGCGGTAGGCCATAATTCTTTAGACGCAAACACCGAGGGTGACGCTAATACCGGCGTAGGTAAAGACGCTTTAAGCGCAGTTACTACAGGCAGCAGCAATACTGCAGTTGGCAAAGGTGCTCTTGCAGCTAACACTGCCAGCAGTAACACAGCTTGTGGCAAGGATGCGCTACTAACAAACACCAGTGGAACCAATAACACTGCTGTTGGCGCTGCTGCTCTCGATGCGAATACAACTACAAGCAACAGCACTGCGGTTGGTGCCAATGCTTTAACTCTGTCCACCGCAGACAACAACACTGCTGTTGGCTCTGGGGCTGCATCTGGAACGACAACTGGGACCAAAAACGTTGCTATAGGTACTGAGGCCCTAGATCAAAACACCACTGGATCTCAAAACACTGCTGTTGGTTACCTTTCTCTAGAGAGAAACACCACCGCAAGCAATAACACTGCTGTCGGCAATTCAGCGCTAGAGGAAAACACAACTGGCCATTCAAATACTGCTGTTGGCGCTAGTGCCCTTGATGCAAATACAGATGGGAGCAACAGCACTGCGGTCGGATTTAACTGCTTAACTGCAAATACAGCGGGCGGAAATACAGGTGTCGGCGCAAGCTGCTTAGGCTCGAATACTTCAGGCACCGACAACGTAGCTGTCGGTCAAAATGCTCTGCTAACTAATACAACAGGCGCGGAAAACACTGCTGTTGGCAAGTTTGCCTTAGATGCAAACACTACTGGGGGTCGCCATGTTGCTATTGGTTATAACGCACTCACTGGTAACACAACTGGCATAAGAAGTACAGCTATTGGCTACAACGCGCTCAGTTCCAATACAACTGCAAACGAAAATGTTGCCGTTGGTTATGGTACCCTAGACAATAACACGACTGGGACAACAGGCACTGCAGTTGGCACATACGCACTTCAGCAAAACACTACTGCAGATCACAACACTGGTATTGGCTATCAATCCTTAACTGCTAACACTACTGGCACGCAAAATACAGCTGTCGGTTCGCGGTCGCTTGATGCAAATACGACGGCTAGCAACAACACTGCTGTTGGATTTGACGCTTTAACTTCGAGTACTACTGGTGGTGACAATACAGCTGTTGGTGACGAGGCTCTTTATACAAATACCACTGGCTCAAAGAATGTAGCTGTTGGTGCGCTTGCACTTGATGCAGCCAATGCTTCTAATAATACTGCTGTTGGTTATAGAGCCCTTACAGACTGCACATCGGGCGACCAAAACACTGCTATTGGTGCAGATGCTCTTTATGACACCACAACGGGCGTGAAAAACACAGCGGTAGGCTATAACGCTCTGGCTAGTAACACTACTGCCTCTAATAACACGGCTGTAGGTAATAACGCCTTGGTGAATAGCACCAGTGGCGACAGCAATGTTGCTGTTGGAAGAGCAGCTTCAGAGGATCTTACTAGTGCAGTCAACAACACATCCGTTGGCTATTACGCAGGTTCATCCGTAACAACTGGCAATGGCAACACTTTTATAGGTCATGCCGCAGGCGATGGCTGCACTACAGGGGCTAACAATATTTGCATTGGCGAAGGCGCAGATGTTGGTAGTGTTGATGGCAGCCACCGCATTACCATTGGAGTCGGCATTGTAGATAAGGGCGATAACACTTTTACTTTTGGCAAAGCAAGCAATCGCGTTCACAACCAGTTCACTTCAAACGCATCATGGAGTCGTGATTCAGATATTCGGCTGAAAAAAGACATTCAGACCAACACCGATCTAGGCCTTGATTTTATCAATGACCTCCGCACTGTTACCTATAAGTGGAAAGCACCCTCAGAGCTTGATTCAAGTCTTCCTGGCTATGACGCAGCCAAGACGGAAGCTGACTACACCAGCAAGATGTATGGCTTTATTGCTCAAGAAGTCAAGCAAGCTTTAGACGACCACAGTGTCACTGACTTTGCTGGCTGGACCGAAGACAATGAAGGAATCCAAGGAATCAGCTATGAGATGTTTGTAATGCCGCTGGTGAAAGCGGTGCAAGAACTGTCGGCAGAAAATGCGGCACTCAAGGCTAGACTTGATGCTGCAGGCATCTGACCTCTACTTCTCACAGAACAATGCCCGACGAAACTCTTACTGCTGAAGAGATCCAACGTCATTACGATGCCGCCTTGGATTCAGTCACTGTCATCACTGACCTGATGGCACTGGACAGCCGTGACGATGAGCAAACTGCAAGTGTTGCCCGCAACGTCGAGCATCTGCAGATCATGGTCGCCAAGGATTACTGGACTAACGCCCAAGATCTTGCACCTCTGAACGCTGCCATCACTGCTGGTTCTTGATGCAACGCCCTGATCCGATGATCGCCGCTAAGCCTGGTGCGGAGGACGTGCAGGCGATGATGTCGCGGACGCTTTGGCTCGAGGAGCTGTACTTCCTCGACGGCCGGGATCAAATCTCGCACCCAATGCGAGGCCTGTTCACCGGCTTGGCTGAAAAGTATTCCTTGCTGGAGTCAACCGACGGCATCTAATGGCCAAGTCACTGAACGGTCAAACATTTGTTGTCGGTAAACCGAAACGGACCACGCAAGGAAATGGTCAACACTCACGCCCAAAAAAGGGCCGTAAGAAGTACCGTGGCCAGGGAAAACGTTAGAACTTCTTCTAATGATCAAATCTTTTGTGACTGGTGCCGCCGCTTTTGCGGTCAGTGCATTGGCCCCCCTGTCTGTCTCCGCCGCTCCGGTGTACTTCAACCCCGAGGCTAACGTTGGCGCAACCGGCTCCAACGGCGTTGGCGGTGTTGACGTGGATCTGCACCTGGGCATCGAGGGCAATGGTGCATACGCACAAATTGGCCCCATGATCCGCGTTCCTGATACCGGCACCGACACTGAGGTGGGCATCAGCGGCAAGGCTGGCTACGGCTTCGGCCCTGGCTACACCGAGCTGTCGTTTGCCACTATCGACTCCGATACCAGCTTTAACCTCAAAGTTGGCGGCAAGTTTGACCTCTGAGCTATAACTCAGACGACTCCTCACACAAGTCAGCAAGAGGCTCCCGAAAGGGGGCCTTTTGTTTACTTTCTAAGCTATGCAAAAGGTCTACAACCTGCTGGGTGTTCTTGGCTTTGTCATGTCTGGCACCATGGCCGTCATGGGCGTGATGGCTTACACGCGCGTGCCATCGATGGTCAAAAACTACGCCAGCGAGCTGAAGCTAGAGCTGACAAAAACGATCCTTGACCAAGTGCCTGTCCCTGAAGTTCCTGAGCTGCCCAAAGCCACGGGGCCTGCCATTCCCTTCAAATAACCATCTTGGTGCCGGTGATTGGGTCTTCCGGTATCTCCTCTCCGGTGATTGGGTCAACGGTCTTCTCTTCATGGGCTTCAGGTCCAAAACCTTCAGCTTTGATCTTGTCCCAATCAAGTTTTGGCGCGGGTGCCTCTTGTTTTTGCTCAAACGAGGAAAGCCAATCGCGTAGCGCGTCACCTGTGGGCGTACCTTTGGGCCACTTGACCCACTTCAAAATGGCCTTTGTATCTGTAAACGGCCTGGCGCTGGTCCCGTTCATTACGGTGTAAACAATGGGCGGCCCCTCTCTCCTGCGGTTCCTCTCAATCCACAGCTGACCTGCTGTAAACCGCTCTGACTTCATGCCGGACATTCCTGATATTGAGATCCCGACGATTGAGATACGGCCCATCCCTGAGCCGCATGTATTCCCACCGCCGGTCACACAGAACCTAGCGCCGCGTCCGATATACCAAAAGCCTGGATGTGCCAGGGTTCACAGAGACGCCCATCTCAATCCATCCCTGCTGCGGGATGACCCAAACGGCGTTGGCATCTCTTGCCCTGAAGGCGAGATGCCCAGTTACGTTCCGCTGGACTGGAACCCGCGCAAGCTGCAAATCATTGAGCCGACACCGATACAGAACGATGAGCAAGAGCAGCCACCAGCGGGACAAAAAACCGACCCAAAGCCACCACCGCCAAAGGAGAAGCCGCAGCCGGAGGTGAAGTGTCCGCCAGCAGATGCGGTAGAGGTGGGCACCTTGTCACCCAATGGCCGCAAGATCTTGGAGTCTTACGAGTTGGTGGATGGCGTCTGCAAAGAGGTCTACCGCAACGTTCCTGTCACCGAGCAGCTGGCCAAGGCAATCCCGTCGCCTTACGAGGCAGCACAGACCGCAGGCATTGCGGTGGTGGCCACCACTGCCGCGCTCAGCACGCCGTTCTTGGTGCGGATCATCAAGCCCGTGGTGAAAAAGCTGCTGACCAAGGCAAAGGAGATTGTGACCCGTAAGAAGGAGGCGCGGCCTTCTACTTTCCTGAGGAAGCAGGCGCAGCGGAAGGCGCGGAAATAGCGTGTGTGTGAGGCACCATCTCAACCGGGGGCACTGTGACGATTAGGTCACTGCACACTACTGACATTTGGCCAGTAAATTGCACGCCCGCCTTGGCCAGTTCCCCACATTTCTGAGCCCTAAAAAGCTCGTGCTCCAGGCGCTTGGTTGCTAACAACTGCTCCTGCAGTTTGATGTTTGTGTTGACAGCTCGTTTACATTGATCCGCCAAGCCACGGTCCAGCGGAACAGAAAAGGTGGCCGTGATGCCGTAGTTCAGAGAGCGTCGGTCCTTCTCAAAACGTGGCAGCTCTGAGTAGTAGAGCACCTTGCCTGGGGAGTCAGGCTCGCCGTCATCGTTGCTGTCTGCTGTTGAATAAACAGGTGTCTTGGTTGTTGACTCAAACGGCAGGTCGTAGTTTCTGCTGCCCGTGATGAATGGCGACACCGTAAGTGTTGGCCCAGGGCACTGAATCCCCTGCGACATCCGGTAGATCGGATGCGGTCCCGTCATCATTTGGTAGGCGTTGTTGACCACCGAGCCTGTGGATGTGCTCGAAGGGTTTGCCACTGTTGTGTTGGCGTAAGCAGGGCTGCCGAGCGCCGCGATTACTGCGAGAACACCGAGGTGCTTTCGGTGACGCTTTCCGTGGTGATAGTCCTTTGAACCTGCGTCACTGCATCGAGGCCAGGAGCCATGAACGATTCGGTGATGCTCCAGCTTTCGCCAGGATTGACGACTTGCCATTGGGGCTTGGTTTCAAGGTGGGGGCTAGTCCAAGAAAAGTTCACGCCACCGACGGTCTGATTGTTGGTGACGGTGGCATCAGGAGAGATGGGCACATCGCCCACCGTTTCGACGTTATGGCCTGCAGCTGAATAGCTATAGCCGGTTCGGTAGTTGTAACTGGTGATGGATTCTTGAATCACCGTTGTGGATTCGACCCGCGAATTGAGCTGGCCCTGGGTGAACTGGGGAACGATAGGTGCGGCCATAGCTGAGCTAGGCAGCAGCAAAACCAGCAGCCAAGCCCTAGTCAATTTCCAGCTCGATTTTGGTGGACAAGATCGCCGAGGTGCCTGCATCGCCAGCTGTCACGGTTGCTTGGCCTGAGCTGGTCACCGTGGCCGCCAGGGATCCGGTCTCGCCACCGGCTCCGGTAATCGTCGTCATCATTGCTGGCAAAGAAGGCACAACGCCGTTCGTGACCGTGGTGGAACTAGGGATACTGTCGCCGACGGTGAGCGACTCAGTCATGGAATAAGCCGAGCCAGGGGTTGTGACGTCATAGTCCGTGTCCACGATGTCCGGCACACCGCTGGTGATGGTGGACATGTCCAGGCCGCCGATCCGATTACTTGTCGTTGTGCCGCTAGCCGTCACTGATGGGGTGACGTTCGTTCCTTGGCTGCTGTAGGTCGTGCCGCCACGAGTTGCTGAGCTGTAGGCCTGATCCACCGAGATCTGGGCGCTTTGGGTCATCACATGCCGCAGGTCAGCATGGGCAGGGGCTGCCAGCAAAGTGATGCCCAATACCAAAAGTGCGCGGGTCATTTGATGCCTGCGTTGGTTTTACTGTTATCAACGATAACGCTCTCTTCTTTCTTCTTCTTCCCCATTCGGTTCATCGTCAAACCGTAGCTGGCCGCCGTTGAACTCAACAAAGACGCGCTGAAAGTCACGTCAATGGAGCCTTTGAAGTATCCCAAATAGTTGGCGGTGATGATGCCCATGGCCCACAACATGATCGTGATGCGGACAAAATCGCCAAGGCGTCCGCTGCCGTGTTCCTCTTGCTCTTCCGTTTTTGTCTGCGGTGTTTCTGCCATAACGCAACAGAGCTACGCTTTAAGGGTAACGATCAGGCCTAACCATGCTGCTTCTGATCCGCCCAATCCTGTTCCGTTTCTTGCAATCGGAAGGCGTAAAAAAATTAGTGGTCGATCTTTTGACCGCCTACTCAGAATCGACCGAATCACAAATCGACGACCAGGTTGTGTCCTTTGTGGTCAAGTCCATGTATCCGGAGACGAGAGTTGAAAAATGAAAATGTCCGTCTTTTCGTTGACGGGTTGGATCGTTGCAGGCGGCGCGGTCACGCTGCTGTTGTGCAGTTCAATGCTGGTTTTCATCGCCGGATATACAGCTGGCGAGAGCGCCTGTGGCCAGGCATCATCGGGCCGTCTGTCGGTGCCCTGAGCGTGCTCAGTTTGCTGCCCTTCTTTCAGCACTTCCGGGATGACTCGCCCTACCACCTGGCTGGCGTTGCAGCCCTACAGGAGGCCATGCCTTCTGAGCTTCTTCAGGAAGACAGCGAGTGGTTCGAGGCCTGGCGAGCTGCTGGCATTGACCAAGAAGTTTTCGTCCCCTACTTCCAGCAACTCGACAACGGACAAGACGG